GATTTCCGAACGTCAAAAAGATGTACACAGAGACCGAAGAAGTAGTGGAAAAAAGTGGGGAATTGATTTAGGACCGCTACCAGATATTGAACAAAACATAAGAGAACGCATTTATAAAGAAAGAAATTTAGGACTTTCTTATCAGTTGATTGCAGACGGATTGAATGCAGAAAGTGTACCAACTGCGCACGGCGGAGAGAAATGGTACGCAGCAACAGTTAGAAATTCTTACTTAGCATACAAAAAAACAATGTAAACTAAGAACAAGGTTCGCGCTGACACACGAATTAATATTCTGCCCTTGCTGGAGGGGTTACTTTGATTAAGACTCTAAGAGTTCTTGGTGCTTTTTTCTATTTATCTATATTTGCTTTAATTGCACCACCTTCTCCAGCAAGTGCGTCTATTTCTGAGCAGCCTTGTAACCAATACTCTTGGACAGGCGAAGATGACACTGCTCATCAAATGTCGCTTCCATATAATCTTCCTCTCGGAGACACTACATACAGCACAACATATGTAACTACCAACGGTACGCTAACTTTTGGCATTCCTGATGCCACATTTCATACATACCCAAGTACCCCATCTATTTCTTTGGCTGGTTATGACTGGGTAACCTTTGGTCAAGGCACTAGTTTAAGTTACGGCGTTACCAGCACAGGTTTTTGCGTAGAATGGAAAGTTCGTCCATTCCCACAAAGTTCTGGAGACATTACAACAATCAAACTAACTGTTGATACTTCTCGCCTACCTACTTGGTCTGGAATTGTAGAGACAACAGGTTGGCTTCCAGCAGATTTAAGACGCGGTATTCGTTTCCAATCAGGTGAAGAGGTGGTCCAAATCTCAGAGGCGTTCACTATTAACGGTGGACTCCCAGTCGAAATGCAGACTTGTTGGGACGGAACAATCATCCCAATGTCTGCAACGTGCCCTCCAGAACCTCCACCCGGTCAATGCTGGGATGGTTCTACAATTCCTTGGAACGGGAGTTGCCCCCCAGTTCCACCCGATACACAATGCTGGGATGGTACTTGGGTTGCTTGGAGTCAGACCTGTCCACCTCAGCCTCCCCCAATCACTTGCTGGGACAACTCGGTAATTCCTTACAATCAAACTTGTCCACCAACTCCCCCAGACATTGTTTGTTGGGACGACTCAACGGTTCCTTGGAATGGAACTTGTAGTCCAGAACCTGTAGTTATTTGCTGGGACGGCTCTGTAGTTCACTACCAATCAGAGTGCTCTCCGACTCCTCCAGATATTGTTTGTTGGAACGGTGAAGTGATTGCTTGGAATGAAACCTGTCCACAAATGCCGCCACCAATTGAGTGCTGGGATAGTTCAGAAGTTAATTGGAACGAACAGTGTCCACCAATTCCACCAAATATTATTTGCTGGGACAGTTCTGAAGTTTTATGGAATGAATTATGTCCAATAGAACCAACTCCTACTCCCAGCCCAGAACCAACGCAAACAGTAGAACCCACGCCAGAGCCAACAGCGACACCTGAGCCGTCACCATCAATATCACCGACACCAGAACCGACTTTAGAACCTTCACCTACGCCGTCACCGCAGCCCACAGAAACGCCGACAGCCACACCGACACCAGAACCATCACAGACAGAACAGCCAGTAGTGATGCCGACACCAGAACCAGAGCCGTCACCTTCAGAAACTTCAACACCAGAACCAACTCCTACTCCTGAACCAATTATAGAGCCTGTTGAAGAAGTTGTAGATAATGCTTCAGAAGATGGAATTATTACTGATGAAGAAACTCAGGCTATTGTAGACAATCTTCTTTCTGATGGAGACCTAAGTACTAATGAAGTTACAGACCTTGTAGATAATTTGCAGTCTGATGGTCAATTATCTGAAGAAGAAAAACAACTTGTTTCTGATGTTCTTGTTGAAGCATATGAAGACAGCGCAATTCCTTCCGACGTATTTGAAGCGTCAGGTTTAGATTACGAAGACCTACCACCTGAGCAACCAATTACTTTAGAAAACGGTGTAGTTATTACGGCTGAAATTGCAGATGCCATTGAAATATTTGAAGACCCTTCCGAACTCCTTTCCGCAGTTTTAACTGACCCAGGAAAGGCACTTAAAGCCATTGCGAATGTTGGTGCTGACTTAACACCAGAAGTTCGTAAGGACGCACAAGCAATAACTGTCTCGGCAGTCATTGTGTCACAAGTAATTGCTGGAACTTCAGCACTGACCCTAGCGAGGAATCAATAATGAAAGCCATACTAATATGGATTAAAGATGCCTTCATTGAATCACTAAACCAAACATGGACTCTATTAGGTATGTTTATCGCTTGGTGCGTTCTTGAAGGAAGTGCAAAAACCGTTGTAGGTTATGCAATAACACTGTCACTAGCAATCTGGTTGCTTACAATTAAACTAAGAGGTCCACTTGACCTTGAGATTGTGCATAAAGATGAAGACGAAGAAGCCCCCAAATAGGGGGCTTTTTCCTTTATATAAACAATTTGCATAAGAGATACAAAGTCTGTACCATAAAGTTATGACACACGCTAAAGACATAAAGAAATGGAGAAAGAAAAAATGAGTGATTTACTCCTTGAGTACACTGAAAAAATCCTTCCAATCTTGCCTTTAGCAAAAAAGGCTTATGGTTCTAGGTCACAAAAAAGCGTGGAACATGATGCAAGTCGTCAGTACACAGATTTTTTAATTGAGTTCCAATCAAAAGGCGGTAGTCTTCCACAGTTAGCAAAGAGTCTTAATGTTGCTTATCCAGGGATTAGACGACGAGTTGTGATGAATGATGTAAATTTATCAGCAATAAAGCCAAAAACTCGTGCTACAAAGCAAGAAAATATTGAAGCAGTAGAACGTGTAAAAAAGGCAAAAGAAATTGGTGTTGACCAGTATCACGACCAACTCGCTAACGAGTATAGAAATGGCGTATCTTTGTCAGTTTTAGCCCGCGAGATGGGTCTTAGTTCCGCCGCACCACTGTATTATGGAGTACAGAGTAGTTTGAAGCGTAACGTCTAAAACAAAAACTTAAGCCCTCATGCTACTCAGCGTGAGGGTCTTTGTTTTTTGGAGGAATAATGGGTAAGAGTTTAATGGAGCAAATTGCCATGCTCTCCGAGGAAGAACGTAACGCTGTTCTTTCTGACATGGATATGGACTCCCTCATCTGGGATTGGAAGGCTTGGGGTAGACCAGAGCAACAAACACCAAAAGGTAACTGGAATATCTGGGCATACATCGCTGGTCGTGGCGCAGGCAAAACTAGAACTGCTGCCGAGTGGGTGCGTGAAGAAGCAAAGCACACAGATAAGGGGCAACTTCGTTTTGCTTTAGTTGCTCGTACTGCTGCAGATGTTCGAGACGTAATTGTCGAAGGCGAGTCGGGAATTATTAATATCTCACCGCCAAGCGAAAAGCCACACTACGAACCGTCTAAGCGTCGTCTAACTTGGTCTAATGGGAACACTGCAACTTGTTTTACTGCTGACGAACCTGACTCCCTTCGTGGTCCGCAGTTTACGCACGCATGGGGAGATGAAGTTGCTGCATGGAGACAGACTCCAGACGCTGCAGGTATGACTGCATTTGATAACTTACGAGTCGGCACCCGTCTTGGAGACCGACCAAAAATTATGCTTACTACAACACCGAAGCGTGTACCGCTTTTATATTCTTTAATAGAAGAGTCAAAGAAAAGTGAAAGTGTTGTAATCACACGCGGTAGCACTATGGACAATGCAGGTAACTTATCTGGTGCTTACATGGAAGCAATCATGGGAGTCTACGAAGGAACACGTCTCGCTGCTCAAGAACTTTATGGTGAGATGTTAGATGATATTGAAGGCGCTCTTTGGACCATAGAGATGATTGAAAAAAATAGACATGGGTCTTTTCCTATAGGAACACCACTTCGCTGTATTGGTGTTGACCCATCTGTTGCAGAGAATCCACGAGATGAGTGCGGAATTATTGTCTGTGCTTCTACTGGAGAAAGAGATTTATATAAGCGCGAAGCATGGATACTTGAAGATGCATCTATTTTAGGCTCCCCTGAAGTCTGGGCTAATAAAGTTGTAGAGATGGCTCGTAAATGGATGTGTCCAGTCATTGCTGAAGTAAACCAAGGCGGAGCATTAGTGCGTAATGCAATCAATGCGATTGACCCAAATGTTAAAGTTTTAGAGGTCCACTCAAAGTATGGAAAGGCTCTGAGAGCAGAGCCAACAGTACTCGCTTATGAGCAAGGTCGTATTCATCACGTTGGTTTCTTAGCAGAACTTGAAGACCAAATGACTTCGTGGATTCCGGGAGAAGGAAAATCTCCAGACCGTGTAGATGCTTTAGTACATGCGCTAACCGCGCTACTTATTAAACCACCTCAAGGTTTTGTAGGCGGAAAAATAACCGCCCACTCCCCTGCCCGTCGAAAGATTGACTTAGGCAGGAGAGGTGGCGGTATGGGTGGTGCTAGGGTTTTTAAACCTTAGACCAGTTTAAATCCGTACTTCTTTGCCATTTCTGACATAGACTTCTTGCCAGGAATACCGTCTGCATCAGCGCCGTGGTAGCCCAACTTGTGTTGCCACAACTTGTATGCTTCTTTGGTCTTATCATCGTAGGTACCATTAGCAGCAATCTTTGCACCGCATAGGTCTACAAGAGCAGATTGGACAACTTTAACGTCGTCATTGGTAGCACCAAATACAAGACCAGACATATGAACAACTTTGTTTGGCTTCTTTGGTGTAGGAGTTACAATTGCAACACCCTTCTTCCAAAGACCAATCTTGCGCTCTGAAGGAGCGTGAGGGTCAATAATTCCTGGAAGGTCTAGGAATGGATTGCTTACATCATTACCGTAACGAAATGGCGATACGCGAGTTTCTAGGTGCAAGTGCGGCCCGGTGGAGTTACCTGTATTCCCAGAAAGCCCCAATTCCTCTCCCTCAGCAACTTTCTGACCTTTTTTCACAGTTGGCTTTGACATGTGGCAGTACCAAATATCGACAGTACCTTTATCTGACTTACAAGTAAGAACTACAACTTTACCGTAGGACTTATCGTTAAGGACATCTTTAATTGTCCCAGCAGAAACTGCAAATAAAGGCGTACCTACAGGGCAAGCAAAGTCAATACCTGTGTGGCGCTTCGCTGAGTAGCGAGGGTTTGGACGACCCCACGGCTGTGAAATTTTTGGGTTCTTTACTGGACTAGCCATTTTAAATCCTTTAGTGGGTAGAAAAACAATGTTCTTCTATTTTACCTGAACTAAAGTATTCCTATCTGGCAAATCTAGTAGCAACACCCCAGTCAATATCATTGTTTGATACCTGACGAGGCTTCAAAGAACGACCCATAATTATTGCCTGAGAGCCCTGACCTACAACTTCTACGTTGCGTTCTAGCATTTTACGCTGGAATGCAGTCTGAGTCATAGGCTTTTCACCGCGTTCTTCAGCCCAAATACGATAAATAACATACAAAGACTTGATTGGAGTAGTAGCACCCTCATTTAGAATAGTCTCTTCTTCAAGGAACAATCCAATACGGTCTTCGTTCTTTCGGTAGATTTCTGCTGCTTCAGAAACAACAGAACACCAACCAAGAGCATCACGAGAACTAGAACCAAGCATCTTTATTGCACCTTCAACAGCCCACGAAAGGACAGCAGGAAGAGCGCCCTCAGGGTCAAAGATATATTCCTTTAAGTCTGGGTCTGGATTCTCAGGTACAAATGTAAATGGAATTGGACGAATACGTCTCCACATTGCATCATCGTTAATAATTGGACGATGGTTAGTAGATATCCAAAGTTTTGCTTGAGCCTTAAAAGTAAATGGACGTTCACCTGGAGAACGAGCAGAGATTTCTTCAGAGCCAGTTAACTTCTTAACTGAGTTCTCTTTCAAGCGCTCTGAGTCTGGGAGTTCGTCAACCCATACAAGACGACGACCACGAAGTTCAGCCCAGTGGTACAAGTCAGAACCTGAAGCATTACCGTCACCACTAGCAAGAATGCTTGAGTCAAATGGCCAGGCATATTGTTGTGTGCCAAGACATTTTACAAGTGCTTCAACAAAAGTATTTTTACCCGAACCTGCAGGACCGTACACAAGAAACATCAAGTCATATTTACTAAGACCAGTCAACGAGTAGCCCGCTGCTCGTTGTAGCCAGTCTTGGAATTCTTTATCTCCACCAGTTGCGAAATTTAAGAACTCTTCCCAGCGTATGTTACGAGTCCCCGGAGAATAAGCGACAGGTGCTCTACGAGTTATATATAGGTCTGGTCTATTCTTTAATAACTCTCCAGAACGTAAATCAACAACGCCATTCAAGACTCCAAGCATATGAGGATTAGAATCCCACTGGTCTACTGCAACTCGAATACGACGGTCAGAGTTACCGTTCTCAATTGCAGACTTTAACCTAGCGTTTGACTTAGAGTTCTGCGCCCACTTAATAACGTCTGATTGTTTATCAGAATCACCGTCGTAGTTTTTTACTTCACTAGCGATAACAGGAGCAAGACTTTTTGCAAGTTCTTGCATTTCTAAACCTTCAATGTCTGGCTTCCAATATCCACCTTCCCAGTGGAACCAACCAAGACCTTCTGAATAACGAATTGCTTCACCAAATGTATCTACAAATCTACGACCATTTCCTGTATCGGAAAGAGTACGCATACCAATAATTCCACCATCTTCTTCACTGATGGCATCAGTATCTTTTGGGACATTTAAGTTAGAGAGAGAAGATGCTTCAGCAACTGACTCACCGTTGTGAATACTTTCGGATATGGCACCAGCAAGAGTTCCCGGCAAAGATTCTGATTCTCTAGAAGAGTTTGATGTTGGTTTAGGATTAAATCTTGCTTGAGTTTCTTCGGTTGATTTTTTAGCCCAACCATTTTCTGCATCACCAATACCCGGCCAAAGCATATTTGATTTAGGGTTATTGGCAATAAAATCAATAGCACGACGAACGTGCATAAGTAAACCGCCCTGACCCTCAAGGGCTAGAGGTGGTTTTACTTTTTCAGCATTAAACCGAATCATTAAAGTCTCAAGAGCCTCACGACCATGAGGCTTGTCTACAGGATATTCATTAGCAAGAGAGCAGGTTAACTTATAGATATCTACAGCGCGAGAACCCTCTTCAATTCCGTCCTCAAGAATTTTACGGATTTCTTCTTTATTTTTACCAAAATCAACATCATCAAATGTTGCACTCCAGTCCATAGCCCCAAGAGAGGAACTTAAAGATTTTGAAGACATAGAACGACGACCACGCTTGCGCAAAAAATTTAAAAGTTCTTCTGGAGCCTGAGCCATCTCAATCTCCCAAGGAGCCTTACCCTCAACCCACTCATAATTTTGACCAGAGAAGTGACGTGACGGAGCGATAAGAACATATCCATTGTGTTTGATATCAATACCCTTGATACCAGCAGATTTTAAGTTTCCAACTAAGTCTTCAGAAGCATCGCAACGATAAAAAATATGACGACCACGCATAGTTTTTCCGCCAAGCGTGTATTCGCCAGTCAATGCTTCAACAGTTGGAGGTAAGTTACCCTCAACTAATTTTTCAAACTCTTCAAAAGAATCGTGACCACCTGAGCGAGGGTCAATATCAATCGCAAAAAATCCTGAAGGACGACAAAAAACACCAATGTTTGCTTCTGAATCACGCTCCCACCAGCGTTGAATAACATTTACATCGCTAGATGCTTCGGTGTGCCACCCACTAATTGCTGGATGCTTTCCTACATCTTTAGGCTCAGCGTGAGTTTGACTACAAGTACAACGACCGCCAACAATTCCATAGCAAGGAAGAATCTTCCATCCCTGAGAGGCATACCAAGAAGTTGCCTTACTAAATCTGCCGTCAATGTTTGCTTCATCATGCCGAGACATAAGTCACCTCGGAAAGTAAACTAGGCAGAAATCCCTGTGTCATTTAGTCGTTTTCTCCTTTCAAGGACGTTTGCGCGTCGTAAGAAGACTATACCTTAGTCCAAGCAAAAAGCAATAGAGCCACCTTAAAATAGTAAGGTTCATGCTATAGTAGTCATACGCGCTGTAAGCGAATCTACAGTATACACCTTGAAAGGTGACACCGTGTCCTTATTCTCTCAGTTTGTGATGTTTGTTGGCGGGGCAGCAACCATCACAGGCGCTCTATATGCCATATATAAAATTGCTAAAAGACTAGAAGACACTATTGGAACTGACGCAAAAGGCAGAACCCTTTCTGAGCGTTTAGACAGAGTGGAACACCAACTATGGGAGAATGGTGGCTCGTCCTTAGCAGACAGAGTAAATACTATTGAAATGCATAGTGTAAAAACATCAACTGAGTTACAGTTTATCAAAGAACTTATTATAAATAATTCAACTCCAGTTGCTGCTGTTAAAAAGCCTAGAGCAAGAAAAACAGCATAGTTTTCTAACACTTTTATTTATTATATATTAGTTCGACACACCAGTAACACAGGTCACACGATTTGCAGATATTTCTGTTAGAGTTCCTGTATGTCTAGTCATAAGACTTTACATCCAGAAGGAACGGGTAATGGGAAAACTAGCAGAAAAATTTTTAGAACTTTCAGCACCTCAGTTTGGACTTCCATGCGGAGTTTCAAAAGTAATGTCCGAAATGGACAAAGATGATTCAAAAACACTAGAACTAATTTTGTTTCCTCAGAGCGACAAAGTTAAAAGATTTTCAAATAGACAGATTTACGAACTTCTTATCTCAGAAAAATTTGATATTGCCCCCTCGTCTATTGCATTGCACCGTCGCAAAGGTTGTCGATGCTTCACAGGAACTAATGCCCGTTTAGACGCTTTGAGCGGATTTTAACGTGTCAGAAAATTTTTCAAAGAAAGTGCTAGAAGAACTAGCATCTCCCGGACAAACTGGCTCTGATAGAAGAAAACAAGAGACTCCAGAAGCATGGAAACCCCGTATGGATATTGACCATACGGTTGGTGGCTTTGTTGTAAGTACCCCCCGACCTGCAGGTAATACCGCAGATGCAGATGTAATACTTAAAGATTTTGACCTAGACCCTTCAGCATGGCGCGTAACAAGCGTAAGACAAAGTAAGTGGCAGTCTGCTACTGGAGAGTGGCTTGAATCTTATCGAGTCTCTGTTGTTCCAGCAGATATGGTTGCAGAAGAAGATTTAGTTGATGTAGAGCACCTTATTGATGAGATTAAAAAATGGAAGCCTACAAAAGTATCTAGTAAGGCTACTGGTAAAGGTGCTTACGTTATAGTACCAAGTGACCAGCAAATTGGTAAAAAGGCTAATGGAAGCGGTACTGCAGAGTCGGTACAAAGAATTCTTGACCTCACAGACAGCGCATTGGCTCGCTACAAAGAGTTGTTAAAACTTGGTCGTCCACTAGGTACAGTTGCTTTTCTTCTTGCTGGAGACCACGTAGAAGGAAATGTTTCACAGGCAGGTAGATTACAGAGTCCTGCAGCGTCAGACCTTGGGCAAACAGAGCAGACTCGCGTTGCTCGTCGTCTTTTAATGCAACAAATTAAAGCGTTTGCTCCGCACTGCGAAGAGTTAATTATTGCAGTTGTAAACGGAAACCACGATGAGGTCACACGACAAGTTGTAGCAGACCCATCAGACGGCTGGAATGTAGAGATTGCTTCAGCAGTACAAGATGCTTGCGCTGAAAACCCAGCGTTGTCGCACGTTAAATTTAGGTACCCAGAAAAAGACCACCAGACACTTACCGTAGATGTTTGCGGAACTCTTATTGGGCTGTTCCACGGTCATCAGTGCGGTAAAGATGTAGTGAAGTATCTATCAGGACAAGCAGCAGGGCAAACTGCTCTTGGTGGAGCAGATATGTGGGTGTCGGGACACTACCATCACTTCAAGGCTCTTGATGTTGGCTCACGACTGTGGTTGCAGGCTCCTACTACTGACCCTGGCTCTCCGTGGTGGCGTGACCGTTCAGGTTTAGAAAGTAAGCCAGGACTTTTAACATTCACAGTTGGTGAAGATTTAGACCCACGCGGAGACATCAGCGTGATTCAAACAAAACTATAAAAAATTTTAGTTAGGGCTTCTTTTTGGAAGCCCTTTCTTTTTTCTTATTTTCTCTATCTGCTTGATAAGCCTCTATAGCATTTGCACTAGAACGCCCACGCCAAGCAAAACCACATTCGGTACAAGTAACTACCTTTGCACGGGTCCAACGTCCACCAGGCGGAAGTTTTTCAATAGATGTTGTTAACTTACTAGGACGGGCAGTGCAGTAAGGACAGTTTGGCGGACGGTTACGTTTACGCTCTTCGCCATTGTAAGCAACAGAGAGCGCCCTACGGAGTTCAATCTCATCCTTGCCTCCCCAGATACCCCAAATCTCACGGTGCTCCAGTGCCCACTGTAGGCAGTCTTTTCGGACAGGGCAAGAGAAGCATAAATTTTTTGCTTCATTTCTTTCTTCTGAATCCTTTGAATGGAACCACGTCATGTACTTTTTGTTCTCTGGTCTTGCGCATAAAGCATCGCGTTGCCAGTTAAGACTAATAGCAGGTTTCCACATAGAACATAATTATATTAAAGATACAAGAAAACAGCAGACAAACACGCTAGAAGTCTACTAAAGTTATTTTCTTTATTTCCGCTACTAAATCCCCGTACTCCGTATAACCATCTAAATCACAGATACTAAGTTCAGAATCAGAGTCAGTAGTCCCAGCGTATGCATATGTAACAGATGCTTTCGAGAGCATATTAAAACCATCAAGTAGCGAGTCAGCAATTCCATCTCTTTGAAGGCATGATGCTAAAGCCCTTAATACAACATCCTCATCTAGGGTAACATGGTCAACCGTGTAGAAAACCATACTATTCGGGTGGAATTCGTCGTAACCTAATCCATACCATTCTTCCCAGAGGGATTGACCAATCCTAGAGTCCTTCATCAAAAGCCTCGTCATCATCTCCAAGAGACATAACAAAATTGCTTTCTAATTCATCATCTTCTAAAAAGTAAACTTCTTTAGGATTCATCATTTGAAATATTCCAGCAACAGTGATTGAACCACACATGCAACAAGTTTCTACTGATTCGGTGTTTACTTTTTCTGGGACATCTACACTAATCAGTTTCATTAAAATTTGACCCTCTTCATTCATACTCTCGGGTTCCCAGAGAATGTGGTCATCTAAATAACAAAGTTCACATAACGCCATTGGTCTAAGTGCTTGCTGTGCCGACATCTCTAGGACCTCCTGGGGACTATGTGAAACAGTCTACAGCACCCTAAAATTAGTTATAGTTCGCAGAGGTATTCTTTTTAAACTTCTCATATTTGATAATTCTTTAGGAGATAGTCCGCCCCAAACGCCAAAAGTTTCATGCTGAATTCCCCAGTTAGCACAGTCTTCTATGTGGGTACAAGTGGAACATATTCTTTTAGCCATATGTACATTAGTAAAATTTGTGTCTATTTGTTCAGGGTCATCTTCGTCTGCAGAATAAAAAAGGTCTCCACCAACTTCTCTACAAATAGGGTTTTCAAAATCCCAAGGTTCACGAAGTTTTTTAGTCAAGACCGTCCCTACTCTGTTTTAAAAAATTTACTTACTACTTTCTACACTACCTACTTCAAAACCGCAACCAGCGTAACCAGCAATGTCAATCCATGTGTCAGGTTGGAAACCAGACTTTGAAGCGTAACGTGCTAACTTCAAACCAACCATCATCATAGCAACGTCTTCTGAAGAAATTTCTTTTCCAACAATTACAGACCAAATTTTTGCAATACGAGTAAAGTTCTCTTCTGGACCGCCGTACTGTAAATCTCTGTCACCAGATATAATTTTTGCTGCTTCACGCAAAGCCTCAACACGGGGGAGGACATTTTGCTCTTGGGGGGCTTGTTCAGACATCTCTACCTCTTACTATTATGGTCGCTTCGTATTCGTTATCAGCCGACATATCTAAATTCTCGACTACGTTAACTTCATAATTAAATTTTGATTTTACATCTTCTATATTTATTTGAAAAAAATCAGAAATTCTGTGCTCAGCAGTCTCTATTAATTCATCGTGGCTATCGGCATAAACAGTAAATTTAAGAGTTGTTACAACGCTCATAGGATTGCAACAAGTTTCTCTAATTTATATGGAGAGTAGTGAGAGCCATCTAATACTGGTTCTTTTCCATCTGTAGTTTTTATGATGATGTCACCATAGCGAACGGCTACTACACGACCTCTTCTTCCG